GCGGCCAATACTGGATTGCCGCTAGTATCTTTTGCTTCAATCGTATAAGAGTTAGCGTTAACAATAGTTGCTATTTGATATTCTTGATTAAGCACAGCAGCAGTAATATTACCACCAAGAGATGCTGCCCCAGAGAAAGTTACAAAATCATTAGCCACAGCTCCATGAGCTGTATCAGTTACAGTAATGGTTGCATCTCCAGTTCCCACTTTAGCAAACGTTACATCACCAGCGCTGGTTGTAGATCTTATTGGAGTAACATCATTGAAGTTAGCTCCTTCTTTAACATAGTATTTTAGATTGGTTCCCATGCCTAGAAATTTAGTAGACGATAAAGAAACCCAGCCAAGCATGGCGCGACAAGCTCCCAAGAAAGTGTTTAAACTATTTTTAGTCCAACCACCTATTTTTTCTGGCAAGCCTTTTCTAAAGCGAACAAGATTACCATCAGCCCAACCGCCTTTATCCATAAGGTCTGTCATCTCTTTGTTGATGCCGGGTTGAAATGTAAGTTTTGTTAAAGGCATATTCTATTAATCTGTTTTACCTAAAGGACTGAGCTCTGGTGTTTTGTTTATCTTTAACAAAGCTTTAAGCAAAGAATCCTTTGAATCTATTTTATTTAAAGTTTTAATGGTTTTAGATACTTCAGTTAAATTTTTTGTACCGTCATACACATCAAAAAATACTTTATTAATTGGCAAAGCAACAAAACAAAACATGTCGATTTGGCCATTTCCATATCTTACCATTTTATTTTGGCGAATGTTATTAACAGTTCTTTTACTTGTGCGCAACTCCCAACGATAATAATCGCTATCTCTTCTTGTGTATACAGAATTTGTAGTTTTTACTTGAACCCTATAAAGGGCGTTGTCGTGATCAAGAATAAGATCTGCTTTGTGTCCCGGAGGTGTAGGTATTACAGAGTCACAATATCTCAGCATGTAAGATGCTGCTAGATATTCTCCTGCTAACGATATTCTAGCAGAGGATTCAGACATCTAGCCTCCGTTATATGTGTTGCCAGTCCTTTCCTTCAAACATTAAAGCTTCTGCTTCTCTTCTTCTTGTAAGGCCAGGCAATACTTTGCGCTCACCATTTACAGTTGCTTTGTTCCATCTTTTTATTTGTTCAGGAACTTCGTTGTACTCTCCTGCATTTAATTTTTTTAATAAAGTAGATACTTTTAAATTAGCTGGACCTAAGTTGTATACCCAAGAAACCAAAGCATCAAATTGACATTGATTCATTGGCACTGTAACAAGAGCATTTATGTAATGTTCATACTCATCTTCAAGCTCACGCCATAACATAAACTCTGCTTTTTCTTCAGACCACTTATCACCTTTTTGTACATCTTTGGTATGGCCATAACCTATAGTCCATACTCCAGCAGCGCACTGGTAAGCTTCAAGCTCACAGCCTTCAAATTTTTTTATAAGCTCAAAGCCTTCGTCTGAAGTGTGCATTAGTTTACGGGAAATATTATTGATATTAATGCTATTAGCAAAGTTCCTAAAAATCCGAAACATCCAAACACTGCCATTTTTAAAGTTTTGTTTAAGTCTGAAACTTCTGTTTTTATTTCTTCTGTTTCTTTAAATATTGTCTTCCACCTTTCTTCACATTTTGCCTCATGAGACTTTAAGTCTGATGCGACTGATTGAACTGTGTTTCTATTCGCCATCCTTTTTATCACCCGTATTGGATGCTCCAAAGTAAAACGATATAACTGCTGACGCCAATCCACCCAAATATCCTAACACTAAATTAATTAAAGCTTCAGAGTTTTGCTCAGGTGGTTGCAGTGTTACTAAAAATATGTAGCCCATAAAACCACCAACAACAGCAATACCCATAATTCTAGCTGTCCAATCTTTGTTAAAAGTTTTTCTAGCGTCTTGTTTTTCTACTGTTTCTAGTCTAAATATATCTACATCTAGCTCTTTCATTTGAACTTCAAACTGTTGTTCAGCTTTTTTTAACTCAAGCATTTGTTCTGGAGTGGCCTCTTGTATAGCTTTGTTAATAGATTTTGGATCTGTTTGACAGCCAAGCACGCCAGCAATAACAGATGCTGCCTGGCCGCCTAATGGGCCACCCAAAGCTGAACCAAGCGTTGGAGCAAGCGCCCCTACTACATTTTTAATTAAACCAAATTTCATGTGTAACTAATCCTTTCTTTGATCATCTCTATCTGCTTTTGCTATTTTGTCTATATCTACTAAGTTTGGAACTCCTAACAAGGTTTTTAATAAAACATCTTGTCTAATGCTTTGATTATCCATAGCCCTAACTCTGTCAATTAAACTAACTATAATTCCATATTGTGAGTCTAACTTTGTTGATACTCTTTCTTCCATTGTATCTAAACTTGTTTGAACTTTTTCATCTAAAGTATCTAACTTATTTTCCATTCCATCAATAATTCTATTGATAAGTTTCCAAACAAAAACACCTAATCCCAAGGCTGCTGCTATTGGAAAGCCTAATTCTGTAATGACAGATACTGCATCCATTAGCCGGGGACTAAAATAAATTTATTTAAATTTAGATGTAACTTTATTCCAAAGCTCAGGTTTGAATTTTTTTACAGACCAAGCTAAAACTACTGCTACTATTATTAATGGTATTAATATATCCATAATTTACTCCTATGAAGATTCGTCAGGTGAAGGTGGGAACTCAGGTAACGGTCTAACTGGTGGCGTTGCATCGTTATACACATACAAAGCCTGTAGCTGAGGAACCGTTGTACAAGCGTTAATCATCGTTACTTGGCTTTGGCAAGTAGTCCTTATTGACTCCCTCCAGTTATCCCAGTCAGTAGGTATAGCTACGCCATTTTCAGACTTACGCACCACATACCAATCACTAGGTTGTAATAAGCCATAAGCTTGATTTTGTTGAGTTGTAATAGCGTTTGATTTAAGACCTGGAGTTACATTCCCATCATCATCTGTTGTGTCATTTAAAGGTTTAGGCGTTGCTGTTCCGTAAGCTCCTACGACTGTTTTTGTATACGTTATACCGCTTACACTTACGCTATCGTAATAAGTAAAAGTTTCGTCTGTATTAACATAGTAAGCAGGGTTTTCGTAATTGCTTGTATCCTCAACAACTGGGTAAACTCCTATCGTTGCTAATTCAGTATTTGACCAAGAAGACATTACATTTTGCGGATAATTTACATCCCCATAAGTAATGGCTGTCGGTCTTGTATAAACCTTGGTTACGTTATCGCTTGTATCTACTGATGCCCACATATTATTATATTACCTCAAATTAATTATTTTACCTAGCTGTTGTTGGGATTCCTGTTGATGTTACTAATGGATTTTCTGCAAATGCCATATACATGTAGTCACCACTTGTTGCGTTCATACTTGCAGCTGATGTTCTTATTTTAAATCCATTTGATAAATGGTCTATGTACTCTCCTGCACTTCCTTCTGCATCTATTAAATCTGCATACAATCTTGGAGATGCACCATTAAGACCTCTTTCAATATCAGTCATAATCCAATTATTTGCACTATCGGTTCTTTTTACCATAACCCAATTCGGTTTAAATCCTGTATAAACAAATGCACCATTTGCATTACCGTTACCGACATATCTTCCTATTTTTGAATATCCTTGTATATTTTTAAAAGCAAAAAACATATATTTTGAGCTAACATGATTAACAGCTTGGTGACTACCTAAAGGCACTATTGTGCTTGTAAAGTTAGCATTTCTCCAAATTGTAGTGTTGCTCATAATTGCATTATTAGTGTCTAAAAATACATGGTTGCTACCACCATTTCCAAAATCTGATATGTTTGGACAACCTATTACCCAATATTTTGTACCACTTCCTTGATAACCCTTTATCATAAAAAAGTCAGGTATAGCTCCTAGTCCATGACCAATACTTACTGCGGCATTGCCATCCCCTGTATAAGTACCCATACTAAAACCTGCTGTAGAATTAACTTGTACTGAAGTTGTAATACTTCCCTCTGTATTATTTGAAACAGACCCACCATTACATTTCCATTGCCAACAGGTAAATGGGTCGTCAGCTGAATTCCAAACATCACCATTAGTACCACCAGCAGCAGCAGTAAATCCATCTGTTAAAACTCCTGAACAATACCCATAAGTTGTTGCTGGTGTATTTGCATTAGCACTACTGTTAGTGGCTACTTGAGTGCTGTAAGTTGGAGCATCAAAACTTAAATTTGAAATTTGTACATGATGATTACTTGAACCATCCCTGTTTTTACCCCACAACCAATCAGGCTGTAAATCACTATGACCATCATTGGTTAAGTTTCTTGGATGAGAACCGTTACCTGTATATAAAAGAGTTTGAAAATATACTGATGGATCGTCTATTGTTGTATATGCCATTAACCGTACTCCGCTAAATTTTTAGTGCAGAGAGAGTAAAAACCAGATGGCGGAGCATATTC